AATGCAAACAGATATAGCTTCCGTAGATCGTTTTTTAGAATTAGTTATGGCTAGATTTGGTCCACAAATGTTACCAATGTTAGTCAAAGGGAACGAAGTTGCTAAGTTCCTTGCTAAGAAGTTTTCTGTACCAGAAGATTTACTTATGACTGATGCTGATCGTCAACAAATAATGCAACAAGCGCAACAAATGGGAGCTATACCAAATGCCACAAACGAAGAAGAAGATCCTCGGACCTGACGGTTACGAGAGAACACCAGAAGAAGAAAAACATCTTAACGATTTAATCGTTACCACATTTAATACACAAGCTGGAATAGAAACTTTAAAGTATCTTAAATCTATTACAACAGAAAGAGTATCTGGTCCTGATATACAGGCAAATCACTTGTTCCATAACGAAGGAGCAAGGTTTGTTGTTGCTATATTAGAAACAAGAATTAGACAATATGAAACTCTTAAACAAGGAGAGAAATAATGTCAGAAGAATCACTCGTAGATGTAAATGCAACCCCTGTTGCAGAGGAGTCTGGGGATCATCCTCCCACACTTGCACCAAACGAAACTCAGACTCCGCCTTTACCTGATGGTATACCAGAAAAATTTATAGATAATGGTGTAGTTAAAATAGAAGACTTAGCTAAGTCCTATAAAGAATTAGAATCTAAGATTGGTAAAAGTAAAGATGACTGGAAAGAAGAATTAGTTGGTGAGCTTAAAGCAGAGCAAATGAAAGACAGACCAGCAGATGAAGATTCATATACAGTACCGGAGATTGAAGGCTTTACTCAAGAAGAAATACTAAGCAATCCTTTACTAGACTGGTGGAAGAAAACAAGTTTTGAATCTGGTTTTAGTGATGAGCAATTTCACGAAGGCATTAAACAGTTTGCTGATTCTGGAGTTGAAGAAGTAGACCTAGATGCAGAAATAGCTAAACTAGGTGAAAATGCACAAGCAAGAATAGATAGTGTAACTGGCTGGGCTACTAAAAATCTTACAGAAGATGAACAAAGAATAGCTGTAGATATAGGTGCTAGTGCAGAAGGTGTTAGATTCTTAGAGAAAGTAATGAATATGAATAAGACATCTATATCTGGTGCTGATAAAATAGATAAGGGTACTGGTAAACTAACGATAGCTGACTTACGGGCTAAGATGCAAGATCCTAGATACCATGATCCACAACGTAGAGATCAAAGTTACATAGATGAGATAGAAAGAGGATTCCAAAGTTTAGCTGATGGGAATTAAAATACAACAACCAGATGTTGAAATGGTTATGGATCTTGCTGATAATTTATGTGAAGAAGATATTGTTGAATGTGAGTTGTTTGGGTGCAGTCCACAAGAAGCTTGTATGCAAGCACTCATAAAAACAGACCAAGATGTTTGTTGGATGGCTACTAGAAACGATGTACCGTTATGTATGTGGGGTGTTCATAAAGAAAACCCTCCTGTTATACTAGGCAAAATGTTTCAAACATCTGGTAGAGTATGGATGTTAATGGCTAAAGATGTATCAAGGCTAGATAAGTTTACAATACTAAGAGAGTCTTTAAAGTGGGTAGAAATTTTTAACTCACACTATGATTTGTTATTTAATATTGCAGATTCTAAAAGGCAAGGTATTAAAAAGTTTCTTAAATTTGCTGGCTTTGACATACTAGACTTTACAGAACCACCATATAGTACAGACCATATATACTTTGTGCGTTGTAACCCTAAAGATAATGTTATTCATTGAGCTTAACTGCCCAAAAGTATATGGACAACCCTATTAGGATAATTGTACCCAGCACTCACGGATAACAGGATGTATAATTTAACTTTAAACTAGGAGAAGATTAATGGCATTAACCATTGACCAAGCGTTTATAACGCAATTCGAAAGTGAAGTTCATCTTGCTTACCAAAGACAGGGTGCTAAACTTAAGAATACTACAAGACAAGTCAATAATGTAACTGGTTCTACTGCACGCTTTCAAAAAGTAGGCAAAGGAACTGCTGTTACTAAGTCTCGTCACGCTGAAATATCTAGCATGGACATCACACATACTAATGTAGATGTATCATTAACAGATTTTTATGCAGCTGATTACATTGACACACTCGACCTACTTAAAACTAACATTGATGAAAGACAAGTTGTTGCAACAAATGCAGCAGCAGCTCTAGGTCGTAAGACTGATGACATCATCATTACAGCTTTAGGTGGCGCTGGCAATTCCATAGCACATGGATCTGCTGGATTAACAAAAGCAAAAGTTCTACAAACATTTGTTGGTATGAACGAAGCTGACATTCCTGATGATGGACAAAGATATTTTGTTGTATCACCAGAAGGTTGGTCTGACTTGCTTGCGATTAATGAGTTTGCAAATATGGACTACATTGGCCCAGGTCAACTTCCGTTCCCATCTGGCGTAACTGCTAAATCATGGCTAGGATTTAACTGGATGCTACACTCTGCATTACCTAAGACTGGTAATAACAGAGATTGCTTTGCATACCACAAATCTGCTATCGGTGTAGCAACAGGCTCAGATGTAAGAACAGAAGTTAATTACATACCTGAAAAAGTTAGTAACCTTGTTACCTCATATATGTCTATGGGAGCTGTCGCTGTCGACACTTCTGGCATATATAAAGTAACCATTGACGAAACAGCTTAAGGAGAATAGAACATGGCTTTAACACTTAGTGAATTAAAAAAAGTCGGTGGCTCTTCACCAGCAATATGGTACTACAAATCTACGGATGCTGTAGGTACTATTTCCGGCTCTGGTTATTTTAACAACGCTACTAATGAGCTTAAACAGTTTGATATAATTTTAACTGTTTCAGCAACAGGTGGCACTGCCGCTGTTGACGTACTTACTGTATCTTCAACATCTGGTAATGCAACTGTAACGACTGCTGCGTTAGCATAACTTAAAGGATTTAGGGAGGGTAGCGATTGCGCCCTCCCTTTATTTGAAATAAATGGCATCAACAGCTTCAACAAGCGACATAGACATTGCATCAAGAGCATTAGTATTGATAGGCGCAGAGCCTATTTCGTCTTTTTCAGGAACAACAACAGAATCACAAGTAGCTACAAACCTATACGAAGATATAGTTAGGTCCTCCTTAACTCAAACTCGTTGGAGATTTGCTAGTAATATTGCACAACTATCAAGACTAACAGACGTTCCTGTAGATGAAAACAAATATGCATCAGCATATCAAATACCAACAGAATCATTAATAATACATGGTATAGCTGTCAACGGACAGCAAATAGACTACGATATATTTACAAAGAAAATATTTTGTAATGCAAATACAAACGATATTGTTATAGGTGAATACACTTATAGACCAGACACAACAGAATTTCCTCCATATTATATACTTGGCTTACAGTTTCATTTAGCTTCTGTATTTTCTGGAGCAATAGCAGAAGATGAAAACAAGTCTTTACTCTTTGAGCAAAAAGCACAGCAACAATATATGATTGCTAGAAATATAGACTCACAACAAACAACAACAGAAAGACTTAACCTTAACAGATTTTCTACTTTCAGAGGTAACACACGCACACTATCTAGGAAATTCTAATGGCTAAAAAAATAAAATTTGTTCAAACTAATTTTACTGCTGGCGAATTAGATCCCAGAATGAAAGCAAGAATTGACGATCCATCGTATGAAGGTGGCTGTCTTAAGCTTAGAAACGCAGTTTTAACTTCGCAAGGCTCTGCCTTCCGCAGACCAGGAACACTATTCGTTGACTCTCTATCAGCCTCAAACGTTGATGAGGTAAGGTTAGAGTCTTTTATATTTTCTGAAACACAAGAATACTTGTTTTGTTTTGAAGTAGGTAAGCTAACTGTATATGAAATAAACAACACTACTGGAGCTACAACAAAAGTAGGATCTTCTGTTACTACATATACACTAGGATCATCAACACCAACACTTCCTATAACATCTTCTAATATAAGAGAGTTTACTTTTGCACAGCAAGGAGACACTTTTATTATATGTCACAATACATTTACTCCTATTATAATACAAAGAGCAAGTGCTACAAGTTTTACAGCTAAAGCTTTAACATTCAAAGTTTCTTCTAACAATGAGGAAACATATCAACCTTACACAAAGCTGGCAGATAGTGACGTAACAATATTACCTAGCTCCAATATTGGATCAATTACACTAACTGCCAGTGAATCTATTTTTACAACAGAATGGGAAGGTGAGTCAATACAGTGGCATGGAAAAGAAATATTACTAGGAACATATGATAATACTTCTAACGGAACTGTTATAAGTGGAACTGTTAAAGACAGACTAGAAATTGAATTAGGTCTTAATCCTTTCCGCTCTATATCTGGTACAAATACAGTAGAAATAACATTAGTTAATCATGGGTTTGCAGCTGGAGATAAAATATCTTTAGAAGGATTTGCTGGAGAACCCGGTCTTATTAACAGATCTGGATTAAATGGTACATTTCAAATAGGTCGTATTGTTAATGACGATGCGTTTATGATTCAATCTACAACAACTACAAACCAAACTGTTAGTCCATTTGGATTTTTCTTTACAGGATCTTATACCGCAGCTGGAGGATTTGCTGTTGGTAGTGGAGCTATATCAGGATGGGCCACATACAATACTGATAATGAAGTAGCTGGGTATACAGGAACTTCTGCTAATACAAACCCTAACGGCAATGGATCAAGAGACTTTGGTGGTGCTAGTATTAAGATAACTGGTGCAGACTTACCTCCTTCTAGGTCATGGAAAGAACAAGCCTTTGGAACTAGGAATAAATTTCCAAGAGCAATTACTTTTCATCAAAATAGATTATGGTTTGGTGGTACAACCAGTCAACCTGATGCCTTATTTGCGTCACAATCTGGTGACTACTTTAATTTTGATGTAGGTACTGGAGCAGCAAATGATTCAATACAAACTATACTAGCGTCTGACCAACTTAATGAAATAAACCATATTGTATCTAACAAAGGTTTATCTATCTTTACAAGCGGTGGTGAGTTTGTTGTGTTACAAGAAGCTGGTACACCATTAACACCAACTAATATACAAATAGAAAGGATAACAAGTTATGGATCAACCAGAGTATCTCCTTATATGTGTAATGGTAATACTTTTTTTGTCCAAAGAAATGGTAGGACTATACGAGCTGTTGAAACGTCAGGTCAAAATGCGTTTGTACCAGCAGACATTTCAATACGTTCTAGTCACCTTATTAACAACCCTATTGACTCTAGCTCTTTTAATGGCTCTAACACAAGACCAGAGGAGTTTATTTACTATGTTAACGCAGACGGAACTGTTGGAGTATTTCATACTGTTATAAGTGAAAGCATAGCTTCATGGGTACTATGGGATAATACAGATCAAACTCCTGGACAAAACGGTTATTTAAAAGGAGTGAAATCAATATCATCTGTAAACGAACATTTGTTTTGGGTTACACAAAGAGAAGGTTTAGGAACACAAATAGAAAAATTTACTAACTTTGATGAGTCAGATATAACAAAAGAAAATTACTTAGATGATGCTGTTGCTGTTACTGTTGCAAGTAATCAAACCATATCTGGTATTCCTAGTCATTGGCATAACAGAACTGTTCATGTTATAAAAGATGATGGTAGTTACAGAGGTACTCAAACTGTATCAGCAACAGGAACTTTAGATCCAGTTGCATTAAATTTAAAGTATGAAACAAGTGAAGTTTTTGATAGAGCATATATAGGGTATTCATATTTTTTGAACATAGAAACTATGCCAGTAGACTATGCTTACACAGGAGGTTCGTTGACTGGAGGTAGAAGAAGAATAGCCAGAGTAAACGTAGAAACAGAAGGATCGTTATCAATGTCAGTAAATGGTAAAGAGTTATTTAACAGAACAACAGCAACAGGGCTAATACAACAAGATCCTAAAAGAGTTACTGGTAGGCAAGACTTTAGAGTATTAGGTTATTCTAAAGATCCAACAATAGTTATCAAACAAACGCTACCAAACTCTTGTGGTGTGTTACAGCTTAGTAGTGAGGTAACTATATAATGGCAATAGATATATTAACAGCAGTATTAATTGGATCAAGCACAGGGTTACAAGCTTTAGGAGCTTATACATCTGGTAAAGCAGCACAACAATCTCATAAAGCTAAAGCGCAAGAATTAAAAATAGCTAACGAAATAGATTTAATAAACGCATTAGCTACTGAAAATGCAACAATTCAAGCACTAAATGAAAACACAGCTTTAAACTTAGCAAGTACATCTGGTGGTGAATCTGCTATGGCATTTATAGAAGATCAATCAAGAACAACAGCTATTGATGTTAAAAGATTAAAAACTAATACATTATTAAATAGAGACTCAAAAATAAGATCTATCAAGTCACAGTATCAAGCTGGTAGCATGGCTAGAAAAGGATCACTATTAGAAATTGGAACAGCTTTAGTTGGTGGTGGCATTGACTATAAGACACTACCCTAGGATAAATAAATGGCTTTAAAAAAAGTAACAAGTTTAACAAGTTCAATAGGTAACATTAGTGTTGGAACAAGTGATATAGGCTCGACTGCTTCTGCAAGTTATTTTGGTTCTGCTGTATCAAATGCTGGTAAAAGTTTACAACAAAAAGTTAGGCAAAGTATTGCTACTCAAAACAGTTTTGAATCTGATCCAGAATACAAAAGATTTAAAAGTAGAAATACTATATTAAGCCAAGTTAATACTGCAGATGGGATAACAAAACAAATAGAAAATTGGAATAATCAAATAACATATGCACGAGAATCTGGTAATGAAGATATGCTTAAAAGATCTATTAGTGATTTTGAAGCACAAAAAGAAGTTTTTGCTGCAAGAAAAACTAATGCTCTTCAAAATACAGCAATAGCTAACATTACTAATAATGCTGTATCAAAAATAATGAATCAAGAAGAAACTTTAAATAAAGATCCAGGATTATTTTTTACAGCTTTGGAAACAGAAGGTTTAGACTTTGGTCTTTTATACTCTAATAAAGAATTAAAAGAAGCTTTAGGTTTAAATGATGAACAATATGATGATTGGCTTCTAACTAAAGCAGCAAGAGATCTTGATCAAACATTAAATAATAAAAGAATAGCATCTCTAAAAAAATACAATGAAAATCAAGAAAAAATACAAATGAATGAAAATAAAAACAATTTTAAAATACAGCTACCTGATTATTTTAAAGGAAAATTAGATGAAGGAGCATCAGTTACAAGCAATTTTAAAAATTTAAAACAAGCTTATATTGATACAGTAAAAGGCAATGGAATCTATAGGCCAGAAACTCATGGAACTCTTGATATAACAACTTTAGATAGAGAATATGGTTCACAAGTATCTGATCTTATTGTTAGCTATGCTACTAGATCAGAAAAACCAGAAGAAGCTTATAATATAATTATTAATTTGTTAGAAGAAAGAGAAGGAAGTATAAATTTAAACGGTCAAGATATTACATATAAAGAATTTACAGAATTTCTACCAGAAAATGTTGAAGAATCTTTAATAGCTGATATTAAAAATAATGTAAGTGTTGCTCAAGGTAACTACTTAAAAAATAAACAAAATGAAATTATGACTAGTGGCGAAAATGCAAATAGAAATGCTTTGAGTTATAGTGTTGTAGATGCAAGAACAAAAGAACATTTAGAAAAATTACAAGTTTTAATTGCTGAATCAAATCTTCCTACTGAGCAAGTTATGATGGAAATAACAAATATAATAACATCAACAAAAGTTGGTGATTTTTCTACTATGGGTATTGTTACTGAATCTATAGCTAGTTTTATAATTGAAAAAGCTTTAAGTGGTACTGCAGAAGATTTTAACGCAACAATGGGATTACTTCAAAGCTCAATGAAATTTTCAAGGCAACAAGGTGTAGAATGGAATTTTGCATCTGTTGGCAATGATGGAAAAATACCAGCCGATATAAAAAAATTACAAGATATTTTTTACAAATGGAATCAATCATCCTTTGTTGATACAGCTGGTGTTGGCAATGACTTGGCAAATGTTTTTTCTGAAATAAAAATGGGCGATTATCGTATTAATGTTTTTAATCCTGAACTTGGCGACACAGGAATGGGAAAGATTGCATCAAGTGCAGTAGAAACAATATATGATGATTATGAAAATAGACTTTTAAAAATGACTACTGATAGATTTTTTGGTCCTAATTTTGAAAAATTAAGAACAGATTTAAATAGTGAAGAATTTAGAAATCTTATTAGAACTAACTCAAAATTAAATGGCTACATAAAAGAACAAGTAGAATACAGATTAAAAAATAATATTCATGCAGACTCACCTAGTGAAATAATAGATAAAGTTGTAAACGATATAGAAAACAATTTTGTTTTTGCTAGTGTTGCATCTGGAGGATTTATTACTAAACAAGAAGCTACATACATGAATACTTTAAATTTTGAAGAAGATATAAAAGATTTAAAATTACAATTAGATAATAGAGTTTTAAATAATATAGTTTACACAGATGATAATGATAGATCAGCAACACTAAGAAAAGAAGATTTTGAATTAGGTAAAAATATATTTATAGAAACATTTGCAGAAGGAATTGATAGTAGTACTGGAGAAGTTATTTATGAATTTGTTTACACTTATTCTCAAAATAGTGGTGGAATGAGTATGCCAATTAAAGATAGCGATGGTTTAATAATTGTAAGTGAAGCAAGACTTCCAAAACAAAATACTTCAAATTTAACTATTGATGAACTTAATGAAAGAAAAAAAAGAAATGACTCAAGCGAAATAAATGTACTAGGAAGTGCTATTAATCCTGCAGGATTTGGAAACTTTTAATGGCAATAATTGATAACAGTAAAGAAAGAAACATAATATATACTAACGCTGATAGAAATGATAATTCTGTTTATAGTGCTAGAGAATATGATGAATCTAATTTTTTTGAAAATTTGTCAGATGTTTTTGAAAATCATTTTTGGGATGAACAATTTACAGAATTTAAAGCTTTAGGAAATACTGATCCTGATTTTAATTTTGGAGAATCTGTTTCTGAACTTTATCCTGACCTAGTAAACAATGATAGTTTTATAGAAAATTTAAGTAAAGCTAATAGTGTAGATCAGTTAAAGGTTCGTGGAGATAACATAAGAAGTAATTTACAATCAAAACAAAATCTAAGTCATGCAAATTTTGGCTATCATTTAATGATGGATATGTTGGCTTATACAGTTTCAGATCCTTTAATGCTTACTCCTATTGGTGCTAGAAAATGGGCGTATCAACCATTAAAAAGCACTTGGTATAAATATGGTGCAACAGGCATGGCAACAATAGCACCTTATGAATTTGCTAGAGTAAGTGCTAATCCTATTATAGATCCAAAAGAAGCTTTATATACAATACCTACAGCTGGTGTTTTAATGAGTGCTGTTGGCCCAGCATTAGGTAGAATTTTTAAAGGTGTATTAGACGATAAAGCTGTAAAAGAAATAGTTGAAGATACTAAATGGCAAAAACCTTTTGATAATAATGATTATCTTTCTTTAAAATTTAGAGCAAAAGATTTAGATGACAACAATATTATTATTAAAAACAAAAATGGTATTCCTATAAGAGAACCAAAACCAACAGAAGAACCATTATCTGTTCCATTAGGTGGATCTGGTTATCAAGCTACAAGAAAAGTTTTAACAAAACCATATGGGTTAGATCAAAGTGAATACGATCTTATAAAAGATATTGGTTTACTTTGGAGTAATAATAAATCTTTTATGTCATCTGTAAGTAACAATGATATTAATTTTGTATTAGATATAGCTGATGAAATAGCATCAGATATGTCAACAATGATGGCTTCTAATCTAACAAGATCAACTCCAGCAAGTGTTGACACATTGTATAAACGCAACTGGTATTCTAGTATGTATGATGCAAGAGCTGCAATAGATAACGGTTGGGCAAAAATAATTAATTTGCCAGGTCGTGTTGAAGGATCTCCAGATGTCTCACAAACATTTCAAGGGTTAAATAGAAAAGTAAGTGCAGCTGATATGTCAGATTGGAGAGCTAGAAAAACAAAAGGTTTTTTAGGTACAAAACAAAAAATAAGCAAAAAGAAATTTCAAAGATTAGTAGCTACAGAAATATTAAGACCAAACAAAAAAAGTCACCCAGCAGTTAAAGAAGCAGCAAAAGAAATAACAAAAATTTATGAAAAATTTGGTAAAGCTATTGATGAAGCTGGATTAAGTTATGGCGAACAAAATATAAAAAGAAGCATTGATAGATTAACTAAAAGATTAGAAAGACTTGAAGAAGTAAAGCTTAACAAATATACAAACAAAGATATTAAAACAAGAATAAAAGATACTAAAGAAGAAATAGCTACATTAAAAAGTGAACTTGATGAATTAAAGTTAAGACCTTTTGGATCAACTAAGACATCAAAAAATTATTTTCCATTATTTTGGAACGTTTCAAAAATAAGAAGAAATAAAGAAGAAGTAATAAGATTATTAACAAATGAGTTTCAAAGAGAAATGCCGTCTGGTGCAAAAAAAAGAGCAACTGAAACTGTTAATAGAATGATAAGAGAAGAAGGTCACTTTGAAGGAACTAGCATGACTGGAAAAAGTATGACAAATTTAATGTCAAGAAAATTAGACATTAAAGACGATTGGTTTTTAAAATATATAGAACTTGATACCGAAATAGTAATAAGAAACTACATAAAAAGAATGGGTACTCATATTGAAATGGCAAAATTAGGAGATGGAGACAGACGGCTTACAAATAAATTAGATGGCATTAAAGAAAAATTTGGCAATATGAGAAAAGGTATAAACGATAACAAAAGTTTATCTGTAGCTGAAAGAAAAAAATTAACAGATGAATTAGATATTCAAGAATATCAAGTATTAGATTCAGTAGAAACTTTAAGAGATAGAGTGTTAGGAACATTTGTTTCTGGAGAACAAATACATTCATATAGTGCAAGGTCTGCAAGAGTTTTAAAAAACATGGGAGTTTTAGCTCTTGCTGGTAAGTTTACTGTTAACTCTACTGCTGATTTAGGAACTTTAGCATTACATTATAATATGAAAAATAGTTTTGGAACAATGTTTCAAAGAATGTTAGGTCCTCAAAACAATCCAGCAATAGGGCAAGTATTTCAATCAGGAAAAAGAGATGCAAAATTATTTGGATCTGCTTTTGATACAGTAATGCATAGTGCAAACGCAAGAATGATGGAGTTTGATGGTGTAATTCCTGGTCAAAATACTAGGTTTGAAAGTTTTTTAGAAGATAATGCTAACAGAATGTTTAAGTTTAATATGCTTAATTATTGGACAACTATGAATAAAGAACTTGCTACTGTTTTATCTGTAGACACAATTATAAAAGATTCTGTTAGACTTGCTGGTTTATATAAAAAAAATGGAAACAAAATTACTAATGATGTTGCTAACGATTGGGTAAGATTAAGATCTCAAGGTTTAAAAGATAACGATATACTTAATATTGGAAATAATACAGGTGGTGTAAAATGGAAAAGAGTAGAGTTTAAATCTAATAAAGTTTTAGAAGAACATAAAGAAATTGGTTGGGTAGAAACATCAGCAAAGATGACAGAAGATGATTACAAATACGTTGCTGATACTGATGGTTGGACAAATACAGGCATAGCAGAAAGATTTGGTACAGCTGTTCATACTGATGTTAATATGTCTGTTATGACTCCAAGCATTGCAACAAGACCGGGATGGCTTGATGGTATGTGGAAAGGAGTACCTCATAGTAAAAAATTTGCAAAAGAAAAAAAGAAAGCTCAAGAAAATATTAATATCTTAACATCAAATGTTCAAACAAATTTAGGTAAATTAAGAAAATTAGGAATAGAATTAGACAATCATGGATCACCAGATAAATATTATAAATTTTTAAAAGAATTAGTAGATCATAAAAATCCAAATGTTCAAAAAATAGCAAATGATTTACAAAATCAATTTAAAGAAATAGATAATTTTAAAGATAGATACACAACAATATCAAGAAAATACAAGCCATTACTTTCTTTATTTTTCCAGTTTAGAACTTTTGGTATATCTGCTGCATCAAAAATTACCTTACCATCAATTCAAGGAAGAGCAAGATACCCAATGCAAGGAGCTTTAGCTTTAATTACTTTAGCTTATTTTTCACAATATGCAAAAAATCCACAATCATTTTTAAATAAAGATTTTGGAGAACAATTTTTAACAGCTATGGAATATTCTGGTATGTCTAATTGGCTTGTTGATTTTAATAACACTATGGAAACTTTAACAGAAGCTTTAGGAAATCAAGGATTAGGACCAAAAGGTGGTATTGGAATAAGACCAGCTTTTAATATGGATGAAAAATATACATATGATAGCGATGAAGATGCATTAGGATCTTTAGCTGGAACTCCTTTTGTTGTTCCTTTAAATATTTTACAAGCAATAACAGGACAAACTTTAGGTGGTGGATCATTATCTGATAGAGAAAGAATTAAGATGCTTTACAGAATACTTCCTTTTAATAATTTATTTTTATTAGATTTACCTTTTAATTTACCTGGTAGTACAGATCTTTTAGACGCTGGAATAACTGCTATAGGTGGAAATAATGTAGATGACAATTCTAAAAAGAAAAGATTGCAAAGAAAAAGAAGGAATAGATCAATTTTCTCTAATTAAGTGCGTTGCGTATTAACTAACAATAAGGAAAGTAAGACATTATGGCTATAAGTGTATCAGATACAACTCCAAGGATAGAGTATACAGCACCAAGTAGTGGACAAACAGTATTTTCAGTACCTTTTGCTACCGAAGTAGCAACAGATATTAATGTATATGTTAATGATGTCCAAGCTACTTATGTTGCTAGTCTTGCTGGACAGACAGGAACAGCGTTTACTTTAAATAATGTAGGTACTGCTAACAGTACAACTGTAGAGTTTGCTTCCTCACAAAAAAGTGTGACTATTGATATAATTAGAAACGGTGCTATATCTAGGACAACAGACTATAACACCGGTGGATTCTTTGACATCGAAACATTGAATAGTGAGCTGTCAAGAATTACCAGAAACCTACAGGACTTAGAGTTAAGAATTGACCAATCGATTAAAGCACCTATACAAGAAGGCGGTACTGGTACTCTACCGACAGCTTCCTCGAGAGCTGGAAAGCTCTTGGCTTTTGACGCATCTGGTAATGTCACCACTCAAACATCTGCTATTACTGAGTACCTTGGAGCTTTTGCGTCTGATTTAACAAACAGACCTGATGGTTCTTCATTGCAAGTAGGTGATATATATTACAACACTACTCAAACAGAAACTCGTATATGGACAGGAAGTAATTGGGATTTAGTATTTGGTAGAGTGCAACCTTTATCAACAACTTACACAAGTACAGGTTTAACAACAATAACACTTACTGCCAGACCAAGCTCTGTACTTGCTATACTAGTTATTATTGATGGTATACTGCAAAACGTAAACAATTACACATTAAACGATAATGTTATTACATTTTCAACAGCTCCCCCTGTTGGATCTTCTGTAGAAATTAGAGATTTTAGCTCTACTGTTTCTTCTGGTAGCGGAACTATTATTAATGTAGCTACTGGATCAGAAGTTACACAGGCTAATATTGATATTGATAAACTTATGGTAGACCTTGCAGCGGCTACAGGAAGAATTGATACATCACAACTATCAACTTCTTTACAAAATCAAATAGCAAATATATCTACTGTAGAAGGAAGAACATTAGTACTTGAAAATATTATTACACAAAGTGGTGTTAATGTAGTTACAGATCAGGGTACAAAAATTACAGCATTAGAAACATTAACATCTGGTTTAGATAGCACAGTTAATGGTTCTGCATCTACATCATTAGCTTCAAGAGTTTCTGCTTTAGAAATATTACAAGTAACGGGAACTGGCAGTATAACATTAGACCTTAATAGAATTACTAATCTTGAATCACAAGCATTTGAAGCTGATGGAACAACACCAAGATTAGCTACACTAAACCAACACAACTCATTAAACGCTACTGTTAATACTCTTGACGGTAAAGCTACATCGCATGCTACACAACTTTCAAACTTAGAAGCTATTGTTACTGGTGGTACTGGAACAAGTATTTTAGCAAGTATATCAGAATTAAACCTTGTATCAACAGCCGCAGCAACAGCAGAAAGCAATGCTGCCACAGCAGCCGCTCAAGTATCAACTTTAAACACTACTTTAGGTGCTAACTCATTCACTATTACAGAAACTACAGAAGCAGTTAATGGATTAAAAGGAAAGTATGGAATAAAAATTAACAACAATGGTTATATAGGTGGCTTTGGTCTTAACTCATCAGCTAATGAAGTAGGTGGTTCTACAATTACGTTTGCAGTTAATGCTGATAGATTTTTTATAGCAGATACTAATAATGTTGGCTTACCTCAAAAACCATTTAGTGTTATAAATGGTATAACAAACATTCGTGATGCTGCTATTGATTCTTTACAAGCTAATAAAATTAGAGGTGATGTTAATAAAGTTAATGTTGTTGAGACAACAAGCTCATCAACTACAAACACTAGCTATCAATTAAAGTTATCTTGTGTTGTTCCCCAACCAGATAATACAGGATCAACTTCTGAAGGTCATGCTCCATTAGCTATTGCAAATGTATACTTTGATAACACAGCTAACGGAATGACTGTTAAACTTACTGCTGCAACTTGCGCAGATGACCAAGGTAATAATCCTGGTACAGAATATCTTATCCTTGAAACAGGAGAAGATTATTATGTTTCTAATTTTCATTTAAGTGGAGGAGTGCCATATCAAATTAGTGCATCTGGCAAAACATTAGCTCCAGTACTTTTTAGATTATATGTAAAATCTGGAGGTGCTGGTTTTGGTCAAGCTGTAAATGCAAATTTAACTAAAGCTAATATTATAGGGTGGGGATTAAGATAATGCCAAGATTAACAGAACAACAAATGATAGATGCACAAAAAAAAGCATCAAAAGATATTGAAGAAAGTCAGGTAATAATTGAAAAAGAAGATAAAGAATATCAAGAGTTATTAACAAAACAACAAAACAAATCAACTGAAACTGAAAATGGTTATTATATTAAAGTTATTAACGATAATGAATACGATCAACAAATGGGCAGAATTAAACATGATGACAGTTATGAATTAATAATTCCATTTTCTGGTACTGTTAGTAGTGGACATGAAATATATATTGCTAGAAACGACAAAGGTATATTAGAACAAAGAGTTAGAAGAAGAGATTTAAATTACCAAGAAGAAAGAATATTAAAGTACCCACAAATAGCAGAACAATTAGATATGATATATCACGACATAGATAAATGGAAAAAAACTATAAAAGAAATTAAAGAGTTACACCCTAAAGGAGAAAATTAATGGCTATTACTACAGTACACGGTAGAATGATAACAGATGGATCTGTTGGAACTGCTGACCTAGATGGTAGTGGTGTAACTACTGGATTTACTGGTGTAACTAAAACAGATAATGGTAACGGTACATTAGATATTATTTTTACTGCTGTTGGTGGTGCTACATATACTATTACAACTCCTGATTTATCTGGTCCAACTGGAGCTACTGGAAGTGCTGGCGTAGCTGGATCAACAGGTAGTGCCGGCGCTCAAGGTCCAGCTGGACCAACAGGACCAACAGGACCAGCTGGTACATCTGGATTAACTGTAACAAATTTTTCTGCTGTCAATAATGCTAACAATACAATTACGCTTAACTTTACTTTTTCTGATAATAGTACACATACTTTTACATCTCAAAATTTAAAAGGTGATACTGGTGCAACTGGTAGCATAGGACCTACTGGTCTACAAGGTGATACAGGACCTCAAGGAACAACTGGTAGCACAGGCCCACAAGGAAATACTGGTAATACAGGGCAAACAGGCAGTACTGGACCTCAAGGAATACAAGGTATACAAGGTATACAAGGTGAAACTGGAGCAACTGGACCTCAAGGTTCTGGATTAGCAAGTGTTTTAAATGATACTACACCACAGCTAGGTGGTAGTTTAGATGTTAACGGTCAAAGCATTGTGTCTTTATCAAATGGTAATATTAATCTTTTACCTAATGGTTCTGGCAAAGTTAACCTTGATGGTAATGGATCTTCTGGTGGTGTTACAATATCAGATGGCTTAGTAGATGTTAGAACAGGCACAGGATCTATTGCTAAAATTAATTTATATTGTGAAAGCTCTAATGCTCATGCACAAACAATACAACCTCAACCACATTCAGCAAATGTAAGTAATGAATTAACCTTACCAGCTGGAGGGGATCAGGAATTAGTAGGTACAACTGCAACACAAACATTAACAAACAAAACTATTGGTTCTGCTCAGCTAACTGGTGCGTTGCCAGCTATAGATGGTTCAGCGTTAACAGGAATAGAATCTGGTGGCGGAGGACATGATAGAAACTACACAGCAAGTGGTAGTATCACCGCAGGCAAGCCATTAATCTTAAACACTGATAATACAGTTACACAAGTTGCTGAAACTTCAACAACTATTTCGTCAGGTTTAGGTACAGAAAATTCAACTACTTTATCTGATGCTGAATATCACGAAGAAGCCTACGGAAAAGAAAATGAGTTTGTAAACATTTATAGAATAGATACTTCAGATACTAATATTTATGTAACACCAAATACAATATCATCAAGTGATTTTACAACTATTACTAAAGGTACAACAGCTAGTGTAGATTTTAATTATCTTAGACCAGCAGGTATAATATACGAACCAAATCAAGATAAGTATGTAATCATATCAATGAATAATAGTAATTATTTAACAGGCGTAGTTGCTACATTTAATGGTTCAGGCAGTAGTGCAACAGTTACATTAGGAACACCAACTGTTTTAGATTCTTCAGGTACTTATGCTCATGGCACTTCAAATCAAAATCTTGCTTACGATACAACTGCACAAAAAATAGTTGTGTCTTATTGTCATGCTTCATCTAATGCAATTACTATTGTCCTTACCTTAAGTGGCACTTCTTTAACAGCAGGAAGCCGAATAACTGTTCCTATATATGGTACTTATATAAATGATGGTTCTGTTAAAGTGGCTTATTCATCAACAGAAAACAGAGTAATTTATTTATACGCAGATAATAATAATTATAAATATTATACAACTGTTGGAACGGTATCAGGAAACAGTATAAGTTTTGGTTCAACACAGGAACTTTCAAATCAAGCAGCAAATTCAACTTATTCAAATAATGGTGGTAATGCTTGTATAGCTGTCGCCAATACAGGTGAAATTGTTTTAACGTATTTAAATAGTTCTTTTAATATATTTTCTCATGCAGGAACATTAAGTAATACTACTATGACATGGGGTTCACCATCACAAATATCAAATATTATTTGTTATAGTGGAACAGCGGGTGGTGGTGACGACCAATCTGGTCAAGAACCAATAGCTAGTGGTAAAATTATTATTGCTAGATCAACAAAAGGTTCAAGCCCATCTCATGCAGATAAAGGTGTATTTTGTGTTATTAGTGTATCAGGCACAAGTGTTACAAATGGTACTGTTCAAGTATTTAATGATGATACTACAGGTGGGGGTGGCAATTATGATTATAGATATGCAGGCGTTACTACCAATGTTAGTAAAACGCAAGCTGTCTTTGGTTCTGGAAATGGTAAAATAGATAATATTGTTTATTTAGAAAGTTCACAACAAACTACTCCTGTTACTAACCTCACGTCTGACAATTACTTTGGCATTGCAGCTGAAACTAAAAGCAATGGACAGGATGTAAAGGTAACACGCCCAGGTTCTTTAAACAAAAATCAAACAGGTATGACCGCAGGTAAGGATATGTATGTTACTGATGCAGGTCTCATAAAAGAACGTACTACGACAACTGTAACTACTAATTCAGATATTTCATCTTCTAGTGGTTATGAAATTGCTGATGTTAATAATTATGAAAGAGACATAAGTGTTGCTTATGATACAACTAATGACAAAATTGGTGTACTTTATGCAAACTCAAATCATTATCCAACAATAGCAATAGGTTCAGAATCAAATAATGCAATTACTTGGGGAACACCTGTTGTGGTAAATTCAGCAAGTTCTTCTCCTACTAATCATTCAGGACAAAAATTAGCTTATGGTAATGGTATTTTTGTTGCATCTTATTTTCTTGATTCAAACGATACAAATTATATAAAAGCAGGTTCTTATTCAGGCACAAATAGTATTACTTTAGGTTCAGCAATACAACCAAATACAGGTACTTCTCATTTTACAGGCGGTACTATTGCTTACAATCCTAATGCTAATAAATTTGTTTATACTTTTGCAGAAAATTCTTCAACTTCAATTATTGCATATTTAATAACAAATAGTGGTACTACATTAACTACAGGAAATTCAGCAACGATTACTATGGGTTATACAGGCAATAATAAAGTTATATGGAACGAATACGACCCTGATACAAACAAACAAGTAATAATGACAGACCATTTATACGGTGACGAAGGTAGAATTTATCAAGCTACAATTTCAGGTGCAAATATAACAGTACCATCTACGCATTATGCTATTACAGACGAAGGAACAGAACAAGATGGTAGTAAAGCATTATCTTATGACCCTGATAATGATAAATGGATATTATTTAAAGCCCAAGCAGGCAATGTGTTAAGAGCAAATGTTTTAACAGCTTCAGGTGACACTTTTACTTCAGGTACAGCAACACAAATTAGCAGTCAATATATGAGATGGCTTGCTCCTTATTATGATACTGAACAAAATAAAACTGTTTTAGTTTATATGAAAAACACTTCTGGTTATTATGGCGAGATTGGTTTTGTTACAATAAGTGGCACAACACCATCTTTTACAGCATCAGCTACAACATTAGGTAATCAAACAGCAGAAAGAGTATTGCACAATGCTTCGCTTTACAATCCTGATACAAAAAGTGGCATTGTTGTTAGCGCAACACCGCTCTCTAATACAAAAGCAACAGGCTTTGTTTTACATTATGGCACAACATCATCAACAGTAGTAAATGGTTCACAGTCAAATTTTGTAGGAGTGGCAAGAAGCGGAACAGACCTAGAGTTAGTTGAACCACCAACAGAATTAGTTGGCATGGCTAATGGTTCGATTACTAAGGGTAAGCCTGTTATTTTAAGAACGGATGGTGATTTTGCTGAGGTTGGAGGTACGAGTTCATCAGGAGGTACAGTTAGTCCTGAAACACAACAAATATCCAGTCAACAAAACACCGAAGATAAATTCTATATTGCAGATAATGGAAATGGTATTTTTGCTGTTGTTTCAATAGCAAGTAACAGAGCAAGAATTATTCTTGGTGAAGATACAGGAACTTCAATAACGTGGGGAAGTGAAGTAACTCTTGATGATACAAGTGAAAATATTACAGGTGTTTCAGTTTATTATGACTCTGAAGAAGATAAATTTATTGCAACCAATGTAAGTGGTGGCTCACAAAATGTTTGCTCTTATATTGTATCTTATAGTGGAACAACAGCAACTAAAGGAACACAATCATCTTTATTAGCTTTAGGATTTCCAACTAGTAACTACGTTTTAGCTTCAGATTATAACACAACAGATAAAAAAGGAATTGTATGTGTTGGTAAAGATACAGGTAAACTGTTTACTGTTACAGTATCAGGAACAACTATAACTCAAAGTGCTTTATCTTCTCAATTTAGTGGCTCAAGCAACTCAGCACAATTCTTTCAAATGGTTTACGATAATACAAATAGTGTTGGTTATATAACTTATAGAAATGAAGCTATTTCTGATTATCCTTATATTCAAACATTTACAGTATCAGGAGATACTTTTAGTTTTGGTACTGAAACTGTAATAGAATCACTATCCGCAGATGGATATGTTGGAGTTGCAGAAGGTTCAGCAGATGGAAAGGGTGTATGTGTAGCATGGAGAAGGTCAGGAGATGGTATTAAATATATTGCTCCAACATTTAGCGGTCTTGTACCAACGATAGGAAGTGTAACTACATTGTCAGGTGGTCAAGTTCCTGATACATCACTTTATTGGGAAGGAGCGCAAGTTGTAAACTATAACCCTGTGTCACAATCATTTATTCTTGCTTATCAAGATACAAGTGGAAAATATGACATAATTACTAACAATGGTACAGTCTCAGGTAGCACTCTTACCTTTAGTGATTATGATGTTGTATATCCTCAGACTAATGCGTCTCAATATTATGCTATAAGCAATCCTACAGGTAAAAATGCAAATAATGTTTTTATAATACAACAAAGATATAATCAATCTCCTAGAAAAACAGCAGGTTCAATATGGGGTGCATCTTACAACACTACATCAACCAATTTAACGTCTACAAACTTTATTGGATTTGCTCAAAATACTGTTGCAGATAATGAAGATGTAAAAGTAAAAGTAATATCACAAAGTGATTTTAATCAAACAGGCTTAACAACAGCTTCACAATACTACGTTCAAAATGATGGTACGTTATCGACTACAGCAGGAACACCATCTGTTTTAGGTGGTACTGCTTTATCAAGTACAAGTTTATTAATCAAGTCATAAGGAGATAATCATGGCGCAGACTATAACATGGAATACTAACACTGAGGGCCAAGCTGATAGATTGAATACTTCAATTTATTTGTTTGAAGATTCAGATGTTATTGATATAGCATCTGACCAGACAACTGTTAGTGACAGCGATGGTAATCCTACTTTAATAATCTCTGATGTAAATAGTGGTAACGCAACTTTACATACTGGTGTTGAAACTCCAGAAGATTATTTTGGTTGGAAATATACATATGCTGATAGCACATGGACAGCTGTTGTTGGTTGGGTAGATCCCAGACTAGAAGAAGAAGAATAATAAATGTCTGGTCTTACTCCATTAGAACAGGGCAAACTTCTTGAAGCAGTAAATAGATTGTCTGACCAGGTGGAAGATCTTAATGACAGACTTTTAGTAATGGAAGCACAGGTTGCAAGAGGTAGGGGACTACTCTTTGGAATAATTTTTGCAGCTGGCGGTCTATCAGCTGGTCTAACAAATTTTTTATCCACATATTTTGGAGGTAACTAATGAAAAAATCATTAGCAGTAGTATTTATTTGTACGTTTGCCTTTGTTGGTTGTGCATCATCACACATAAATGTGAGCACAAATGTACCAACAGGGAAAAACATATCAATTAAGATAGAAACTACAGACAAAATAGATTAGTAGTATTTAAACAAACACAGAAGCTCATACAGTTAATGTTTTAATTCTGTATCTTCTACTATTCAAACAAAATTTTAACTGTACTGGTGCTTATTTATAGGAGAATTTTTTCTGATGATCGCATTACTCGGCTCAGTTTTGGGCTTTACATCCAGTACCCTGCCAAGTGTGCTAGGATTTTTTGAAAAGAAACAAGAACACAAACAACAACTGGCATTATTAGAAGCTCAAGCTAAATATAAAGTGTCTGTTGCTCATGCTGAAGCTGATGGAAAAGAAGCTGAAGGATTATACAAGCATGATTCAACGCTAGCTACTCACTCTGCTAAATGGGTTACAACTTTTGCTAGTACTTGTAGACCAGTCATTACATATTTATTTTTATTTTGTTACTTAGGTGCAAAGACTGTTGCTATTGTGCAATCATACCAAAATGGTATAGAGTTACACAAGAGTATTGATTTGATCTACACAGAATACGATGCCGGTATTATGGCTAGTATAATTTCTTTCTGGTTTGGTCAACGTGCTATGATGAGGAGAAAATCGTGAAGGTATCAGACTCAAGTGTAATATCTATACCATTAAGAAACTTAGTAAGTTTAGTTGGTGGTGCAATGATACTTGTTTATGGTTACTTTGGTGTAACAGAACGATTAAATTTTTTAGAGCATGAGTTAGAACTACAAGACAAAGATATTATTCTTAACTCTGAGTTTAGAATTAAATGGCCCAGAGGAGAGATGGGTTCTTTACCAGATGATGCACGTCAAGACATGATGATTGATATGTTAAAAGATGAAGTAGCTACAATTAAAACAGAGCTAGAAAAACAATAGGAGCTAATATGATTAAGCAAGAAACTTTTTTAGAAGATGTAATAGAAGGTGAACAACAAGTTTATGTTATACCTTATGCAGACAAGTTAAGGATATGTGTTAATAATAAAACTGTTTGGAAACCTATGACTATTGATGCGTATATGCATTTCATTGTAGGATGTATAGATTCAATACAAGAGATGAGACGATTAAACAAATGTAAGTGTGGTAAAAACTAATGCCTATGCCACCTGTACCAGAAGAAGAATTGTTAGAAGTTCTTACTGCTGATGAAAGTTTCAACAACAGATACGAAGCTGCTGAATCTTTAGGATTAAAATACGCAACCTATATGCAAAGATTACATAAGGCTAAAAACTTACAACCTGATTTTGAAATACCAGATCTTCCTAATGAAGAGATGGACATAGAAGAATTAGTACAGACTGTAACAGATAGATACGAAAGAAGAGCTAAAGCAAAAGACGCTCAAGATTGGATTGATATTAAAGTAAATATTGATGGGCCTATAGGTATACTATGGATGGGAGATCCACACATAGATGATAACTATTGTAACTGGACTAGACTAAGAGAAGATATAAAACTTATACAATCTAACTCAGCTATTAAAGGTGCGTCTATAGGTGACGTTCATAATAATTGGATAGGGCGTCTCAGTTTGAAATGTAGCCCTGAGCAAGAGACTACAACGGCACAGACCTACGCTCTTATACATTGGCTTATAAACAATATGGATCCTCTTATACTAATCAGAGGTAATCATGACTGTTGGACACCGTTTCATAAAGATGCAATGACATGGATGTCACAACCAAAAAGCATTACTAATGATTGGCAAGTAAAGTTTAAATTAAATTTTCCTAATGGGTATAGTCTTAGTGTAGATTCTCGTCACGATTTTCCAGGTCACTCTCAGTATAATCCTCTTCATGCTCAGATGAAAGCTTCTCTTTGGAATAGTGATGCTGATCTGTATATTGCTGGTCATCGTCATAACTGGGCAATCCAGAAAATAGAACAACGAAATGGGAAAGTTGCTTCGTTAGTTCGGTTAAAAGGATATAAAGATTACGATCAGTATGCTGTTGAGAAAGGGTTTTCTCAGCAGAAACATGGTCAATCAATACTGCAAGTGATTGATCCATACTCTTCATCAGAGTCAAAACAGAATTTCTTTGAGAATCCTCAAGAAGGTCACGACTTTCTTTTGTATCTTCAAGATAAGTATGGTAAAGATCCACATAAGAAGTAAGAATATTTTTATCTAACGCTTCTGCTTTCTTACAACCATGCATTATAGTTGAATGATCTTTGTTAAACTTGTGTCCTATCTGTGTGTAAGATAGGTTAGTAAATTTTCTTGATAAGTAATAGGATATAAATCTAGCGTTGACTATACCTTCGGTACGTCTTGAGCTTTTGATTTCATCCCATGAAGTATTGTTATCTTCTAATACTTTATTGATAATTTTGTTAAGTGATTTGTTTTTGAACATAAGATTTCCTTTATAACATTTATATTTTTTTTTGGTACGCACTAAAAAAATAACCAGAGATCGCCGTTACGAAATCTCTGGTTAATAACTTCTAAGACACAATGATAGACTGATAACCTTATAAGTTTAATGGAGTGTTATCAGTCCTTAAAACGGTATATCACTATCATGTTTCTTTGATTCTATAGCTGGTGCTGATGCAGACGTGTCTGTGTTTGCGTCAGATTTTTTGTCAAGAATCATAATCTCTCCACCAAATGACAGCTCAACACTATACATCTTAATTGTTTTACCATCATCTGTGTCCATCTTATAGTACTTAAGATCTCCTTTAATGTATAGCTTAGCACCTTTCTTTATATATGGAATTATATATTTATCTATTGTGCTTTCATTCCAGACTACTACTCTATGCCATAATGTTTCTTCATCATTAGCACCAGTCTTAATCTTTGTTGCTATAGAAAGTACGGCATACTTCTTACCGTTGTTTGTTTCTTTAATCTCTGGATCATTCCCTAGATTTCCTATTAGTTCTGTTGTTGCAAGTGTACCTGAGTAACTCATTTTATGCTCCTGTTATCATTGTTGTTTTTAAAATCGTCTGACTCTACGTCACTATAGAATGTAGAGTATACATCAACACATTTAAGAACGACTCTATCATGCGCTCTCTTCTCTGCCATAGCTAAAGGGTATGCGTTGTGTGTATTCTTACTGCTAGTCTCACCAAAGGATTCAATTTGTAATCCTGTTACAGTATTCTTTGCAGTTGCTTTAAGATATATATTGCCTAGTATTTCTTTAGGCTCACTATATGTTACGATAATTTTATTGTAAGCAGCAATTCTTTGGCAAGCTTGGTTACTTAATATCCATTGCTTGTTTTGTTTTAACTGCCACGCAAGTTTATCGTTTGGTTCTATGTCTGGGCAAAGACTTTTAATCTTTTCCCACGCTTGTTGTTTATCCATTGTGTTATCCTTTTAGTCTTATTGATAGGTCATTTCTTTTATTACGGCTGACCACAACACCGTTGCAAGTAACAGACTTTGCGTCATCTGGTACTAATTCTTTGAGAGCTTCGGCTGTTTGTTTGCGTCTATCCTCAGACTCTTTGGCAGTCTGATGCTCGACTTTATAATCGTAACTTAAGTTGTTAAACTCATTACCAAACGCTTCGTCTTTCCTCTCATCAAGATTATATATCACACCTTTGTCTGTTGCAATCTTTAACTTCTTGTTTATATTATCTTTTGTCCAGACAGGAAGCGCTCTACTAAACTCTTCGTCATCCATCATCTCTTGTTTAAACCAATCATCAGTCTGAAAATTTTCTATTAGATCTAATATATCTTTGCATCTATCAAGATAAGTTATAATAAATGCTTCATCTCTATACACAACACAATGGTCATGTGATGAGTTACCAAATATACAAGAGAATATTATTTCTTCTTTACCAGATACCATCATATGATGTTGTAATTGTGGGTAATAATAAGCCATTGCTTTATCTAATGTATTACGTTCATTAGTGTGTTTAACTTCTACAATATGACCACTATAAACAGCGTCTACTGTACTAACTAATCTACCTTGTGAACGTTTAAAGTGTACTTGTTCAGTCATTACTTCGTCTGTTGGTGCTAGTTTTTTGCGTAACCATTCCAGGTGAAATGACTCAGTTAATATACCTAACTGTACTGGTAGCACAGCAGACAAATCATCTGGATCTTTGAGAAAGAATTTTTCTCTCATCATGTTGGTTATCTTTCCGGTGGCTATACTAATAGCATCACTGCTACCTATTCTTGTACTGTAGTATAGCTGTCGTTCTCCTTCTTTATATTCATCGTTCATTGTTTACTCCTTAAGTTGTTGGCATACTTGTTTATGTAAAGTGATTAAGTATTTTTTAAGTATGCGTTTTGGTATGTCTACTTCGTTACTGTACTTAATCAATACAGCAATAGTAGGGTAGTCACCTGTAGTTATTACTTTAGTACAGGCATATTCCAAAGCTACTAAACTGTATTCTTTTAGTGCTTCGTAATATAAGTTAATAAAATTATCAGCATCGTTATCTGGTATTATCTTGGGCCAAAGTAAAAATACTTTAGACAACAGCTCAACAAATGCTTCTTCATCTAATGGTACTAATAACTTAGTAACATTAAATAGATCTGCTTCAACATCATCTAATGCATTACTTAGTTCTGTCTGAGATAGAGATGATGGTATCTCTATCTGTGCTAGAAACTTTACTCCTTCCAGATATTGCGTTGCGAATTTTGTCAGCGGCATCCTTGCTTTCTGCAACAGGGTATTCATCTGTCCATCTTCCTGACTGTAGCCAGTTGCTTGCGTGTTGTGTGTACTGATTTGATTCTTTAATAAATTTTTTGTATCGTCTTGCTCCATCTATTATCTCCTCCGATGTTGCATCACCATCTTGTATTGCTAGTACAAAGTAGTATTGTGCTGACCACTTGTTAGTATGTAGGGGGTATTGTTCCCAGAAAGAATTAAACTCTAATTCTAAGTTAGCTTTCTTTAGGTCTTTTGGTTTTAATATTTTCATCATGTTCCTCTATGTTTATTCTACACTGCAAAGCAGTAGCCCATGATGTAAGATTAAATGCACCTGGACTACGATCTCCACACTCCCACTTAGATACAAGACCATCGGCATTGCCCATTACATGGTCAAGGTCAGACTGTGATAAGCATAACTCTTCACGTCTGACCTTAAACATATAGACTAATTCCCAATACCAGTCTGGCTTATATTGTTTAGTCTGCCTTGTACTTATCCATGATTGTAGATCCATGGCTAAGCATAGAATTGTTTTAGATCTTAGGCAAGTAAGTTTCTGCTAACTTGTTGTAAACAATATCAAGATCTACTGGCCCATGTTCTTTGGCTTTATAAAACGTCATGTGATAATCACAATCCATTTTAATTTTTTCTTCTAAACCATCAAAGTGCCATATAGGTTTAGTTACAAATGTTACATCCTCATGTAAATCTTTAATAGAATAGTATTGATCTACATCTGAAATCTTTAGATAGTTATAGTTATGACTTTCATTAAGTTCTTTTAATGCTTCGTTATATAACTTATCTATTACCTCAACACTTTTTCTTGCACGTTGTAGTTTTGTAAACAATTCTTTCAGAGGTTTTAATTCTTTAGAATGTTTTTTGTTTAACGCTGGTATAAGTTTATCAGCATCTACTCTTAGTTTACTTTCTAGTTCGTTTTTTAATTTTGCACTTAGTCTCATTGTATTCTCCTGTTAACTAATGCACTGATGTCTTGAATAACATCAGTTATGTTGACCAGTTTTTTTAATGATACATTAACAACATACTGGTCTGGACTATTGTTAATATATTTTTCTGCTTCATCTGTTGAGTTAGCTTGTACTACATAATCTACCTCAACAAATCGCATCTCTAATCTTTTAGTGTGGTACTCTTTCTTAGGTGTACCAGTTCTACCTCTGATTCTACCTCTGCTACTCATGCGTATACCCAGCATTTGTATTGACCACACTCACCATCATCTGCTTCAACACCACAGTACACGCATATGCCTTCTTTCTTTGCTTGTTCTAATTGTTCCAGATGTTCTTGAGCTTCAGCTGCCCAAGTATTAAACGTTTCTTTATTCATAGTTATCCTCCATTGTGATTTTATATTCACTGGTAGTGTGAATAATTTTTTTTCTTCTATGCTTACCGTGTACTAATTCCACAGGTATACTACCATCTACTGCTACGTTACATAACAGTACCGCAAATAAAAATATCGTGTTTGTTATTAGGTTTTTCCAATGAGTATTCACCCTTACCTCCCACAGTAATAGGTAATACTAGGGAATAAATACTATATAACTAGCTTGACAGTTACGATTTTTTTAGTGTCAGTTTATAGTTAATTGTACTTGTACTGTAATAAATAATACAAGTATAAGTACTGTAACTATCAAAGCTTTTGCACCGCTATCCATTAAAACTCCTCTACTATTTCAGATGCATCAATAGTTATTTCGCATCTACTATCTTTTCTACTAGCATTATTTATCTTATTAATAATCTTGTAGTAAAAATCTTTTACTTCATCATCTTGCATGCTAGATAAATAAAGTATACTTGTTAGACTTTGACAGTCATCTTCGTTTAAATATATTGCTGGCATTATAACTCCTTATCATTGTGTTTGTGTTGTGCTACCCAGATACAATCTTTTAATTCATCTCTATAGAATTGTTTTTCTCCATGAGTTATAGCTTTACGAAGCATCTTTCTTGCTCTTGTAATACGCTCAATCAATCGTATCTTACTGTCGTTGACAGGATTATCTTCTGGTATCATCATCAATCATTCCTTTATTAAGTATTCTTCTGCGACCTTGACGAGTCAAACCAAAGACACGTTGCTCGCATCCAGATAATCCTTTACGTTTCATCACCGGTATATCACCAGCAGTTTTAACATTACCATCCCAGCTAGCTTGCCAATCATGGAATACAAATGCGTATCCACCTTTAACAAGCTGACTTAATCTTGATGATACAGATACTTCCTTAGATGATATGTCATAAGCTATGTGTGAAAAGGTGCTACCTCTATGACCAGCACGCCACATACTATGTAAAATTTTATCATCAAGAGTAACCTTAACTTTATTCTTAGATGTTACTGGATCTGTCTTGCGATAAGGTGTAGCTGTATATAGTTCAACTACTTTGTCATCATAATCTACTATCATTACTTCTCTCCATTATCTTCTGTTGCAAGGTCATCATTCATAACGTTAATAAAACCACCAATCATTAGACCTTTGTGTTCTTCACTAAGCTCTGGGTTATTTAATATATCTATTACATTACCCATTACATGGTCGACATACTTGCTCTTATACTCATCAAGATAACCACCGTTATCTTTGATTGCTTTGTTCTTCATGCCAGTAACTAAAGCGTCAGCTGGACTTGGTATTTTTTTATCACTCATTGTGTTCTCCTATATGATAAAATTATTATAGCACTATTCACATTAATCCACAAGCTCTGCTATATTAAACTTGCTTGGTAAACTCAAGGTCGTTCTCACCTTTATTAAGTTGGGCCTCTACTAATACTTTATTATTAATAGAGAACCTAAAAGTTTGAGTTCCGTCATCATTTTTTTTATGTGTAATTCTGTGAACACATAATGTATGACTGTTATAAGATGATGTGCCTACCTTAATAGTAACACGACCATCTTCTCTGTTACCGTATGACTTGCTGCTTTGATACAAACAGTTAGTCACGTCATTCCATATTGGGTATTGTCTACTCATTGTTATCTCCTTTTATATAATATTTATTGCCTTCTGTTTTAAATGTTGTGATGTTTATATCATCAACTTCAAAATCTAAATCTGTATGCCAAGATTTAATTTCATTAGCAACATGGACTTCATCTGTCCATGATGTGTCATCATCAGATTCTTTTCTTATTAATGTATAACTTACATACATATAGATTGTTTTATCTTTCATTGTATTCTCCTGTTGTTAAAAAACTTGTGTGCTGGGTAGCTCAAGGCGTTCTGTCTGATTGTATATTTTACAATCAAGTTCACCCAGATTCACACAAGAAATTCCATAAGAATTTTTTCTATAATCTGTTTGCACTTTTAAAGTCGTTCCATCTCAACAGATTAAAAGATGGTGATGACTATTAGAAATTTTTTTCTGTTGTTCACCTAGTGTTTTACAAAAGTGGCCTTTACCCTGGGGAAAGGGTAGCCGTTGGCATAGCAACGTGCTCCTGTTCTTCACCAGATGAACAACAAAAAAGCCCCAGCTCCGCAAGGAGCTGAGGCTGAAGAGGTCTTAGTAAACCTCTTCTTGATTTGCTTCAGTACTGACTTCTGTCTGGTCATTGTTAATCGGATTAACATTAACCTCTTCAGCATAGAACTCTTTAGCTAAATCCAAAGCTTCATCAAGTTCTTTTGCATCTGACTTACTAAACTTTTCAGTAGGTACTTGAGATGTTATAACCTTAACTTTCTTTTTACCTGTTAGTCTTTCGTCAAGGTCAGATGCAATAACATCGTAGTGTGCATCCTCTCTTAATCCACCGAAGAACTCGATAGCTTCATCAAGCTCTTTTTGGAGGTCGTAAAGATACTTGAGTTTGTTTGACTCAGTAATCAAATCACCTTTGACTCTCTCTACTGCTTTCGGTAGGAGAGTTCCGACCTCAAGCTTACCGCCTTTGCGGTAAGGTGCAGATTTCGCTTCGAAATCTTTAGATAAAGATGCATATCTTTTAGATGCTGTACGCACCATCTTACGATGTGCTTCTATCATCTCCTTCACCATGAAGAATCCTGTGTAATACGTGCGAGGTGTAACCTCTCCCGTATCATCATTTCTATATTCTCCATTAATAATTCCTTCTCTATCTATGTGATTTTTATAAGTAATTTTTGATAGGATAGTCTGTACGATTTTATTATTATGTGCCATTTTGGCCTCCTTTATATTATCCACGGAATTGTGGATTTGTGGATTGAATCAGGTGATTCGACTTAATGCACCATAGGGGAACACCAAAGGACTTGGTGTTGCATTAAGTCGAACAATGGCAGAACAATAATAATTATAATGCCAAATGCTTGGCATTAGAATTATGTAATGTGCTTGTCACCTGATACAACTGAGCAAATCGCTACATTTCCGTAGGCATAATATTGCCCAAAGGGCAAGGAGGGCAAAAATTCTGTGGCACATAATAATAAAATCAAGGCTAAGCGCCTGTCAAAAATTACTTATAAAAATCCCCCTGTATATATAGACGGTATTTATTCATGAGAATATTGGTCGAGGTGCACGGTAGATGTTCTAACTTTTTAAAGCAAAACTCTTCGAGCGCCGTGTCCCGGCGACTGCGTTTTGCTCTTGCAAAATGCAGTTTCTCGTTTGCTTTGAAAAGTTTAAACAGAACATCTGTGAATTGCTTTTGCAATCACAGTAAACATTTAAACTGCATCTCAAAATCTCCGATTTTGTGTATGCTAAAAGTTTAAATGTTAACAGAACATTCGTGTGTGAATACACACTAATGCTATGTTTTACCTCGCTTGCGAGAGTAAAAATAGCCCACGGGTTCTGTATCAGAAGAGACCACTTGTCGTGCCAGCACCAATATAAATGGGCGTATACAATATAGCTACTGCTTAAAAGGGCACGACTCGTTCGCGCTTGGGCGCGTGCATAACAATGCTGTTATGCTTCGAACATCGTGAGTGAGCGCTGTCGCTACACTCTACAGGGTGGTGCTAATATCTTAGCACCGCCACTGCAATTATATATTGAAGAGCGATTATGTCGGCGTGCGCAATGATTAATCGCTCTTGCGATTTCATTGCATGTAAGCCCATAATCTCCTCTGGATATTACTAGAATTATAGATTACTCCAATCTAATAAGTCAATCAGCCGTGTTGTCACTTCGTGACTGCCCGCACCTAGACTGTTGACTTTTAGATTTGAAGCAATCTTTTGATTGCGTATATTAAGGAGAATATTATGGACATACAGATACAATATGAAATCGCAGACGCTCTTATCACAGGCACTCTTTTCTTAGCAGTCGCTATACTAAGCTATGTAACTTACATCGCATTTAAACAAGAATTAACCCTCTGGATTAGAATACCAGCACTTATCTTAGCGATGCTAAGTCTAGTGCTTCTGTCATTATCTGGACTATGAACAGATATATTTAGGCATATGTTGATAACTGTATTGACATATTTATAATCTATCACTACTCTTTAAGTAACACGATTCATTACTTAATTTGAGGTTAACATATGTCTAAAGTACCCAGTACAAATAACCAATCGCTGACACAGCTTCAGCAGAGTTTTGTAGATAACTACTTAGCCAATGGTGGCAATGGTAAACAGGCTTGCATTACGGCAGGATACAGCGAGAACTCAGCTCATGTTCAGGCGAGTAAATTGGTTAAGCTTCCACACATACAGCAAGCCTTACTCAAAGGTACTGCAGAAGCTATTGGTCTAGGCTCTGCTAAAGCTGTTCAGAAGTTAGTGTCTCTATCTGGCGGAGCTAAGTCAGAGTATGTTCAGCTTGAAGCATCCAGGGATTTACTAGACCGTGCTGGATTTAAAGCACCAGATAGAGCCGATATTAGGCTTGATAGTGATATAAAGATTAGTATTGATTTAACGTAGGGGGGGGTCAAAACTCAAGCGTGATGTTATGTTACTTCACCTTCACTAACATTATTTTTTAAAAAGGTTCGTTATGACTGATGAAGAAGATCCAGACAACATAGTACATATAGAGTTTAGTCCTGATGGGCCTAAGACTTCTGCTAGTGTTATTAAATTTTTAAGTACCAAAAGTAAGAATATAGTTGGTATCACTTGCATTGTTGAGTTTGATGATGGTAGGATGGGTTTATATGCGAATGATAAGGATATACATTCCTTTTTGTTTGAACAAAGGTTTTTAAAATATTTTGTAGATCAGGAGTTTGAAGGAAGAATTGGCTTATACACAGAAGAAAAGTAATGGTAAAAAGAAATCAACAGCTGTACCGCCCAAGGGTAGAAGAAAGCTTAGCACACTGCGTGCAATGTCAAAGAAGTCTAAGGCGTACTGATAAATACGTCATCAATATGTTAGATGATTTTACTTGCCTAGCCTGTTATGAGAGCTTAGATGCAACTTAAGTACAAACCCGATGGTGCAACTCTTAAAAAGTTTATGAAGGATGATAGCTTCTTTAGAGGATTGCGTGGTCCTGTTGGTAGCGGTAAGTCTGTTGCCTGTTGTATTGAGATATTCAGGAGATGTTTGCTACAAAAGCCTAATGAAGATGGTGTACGCAAATCAAGATGGGCAGTTATAAGGAATACCAACCCACAATTAAGGACAACTACCATTAAGACTTGGATAGATTGGTTTCCAGAGAATGACTGGGGTAGGTTTAGATGGTCTGTACC